CTATAATCATTTGTTGTAGGAATATTGTTTGATTCGTTATTTGCAAACTTCACACTAATTCCTACAGCAGTTGCTCCAAGTTCCAACGCTGCATTTGAACCGTGCCCTCCAGGCGGAGCAATAACAGGGACCAAAACAGCAGCATTTGAAATTCCCCCTGTGTTAGCTCTAACTGTTAGTGTAGCATATGAATATCCCGATCCTCGAGAAAGTATTTCTACAGCTGATACACTGTTTGAAGAACCAGTTTCAATCAAACAACGAGCTGCTGCGCCAGTGCCATCCCCATCAATATCGACACTAGGACGTATTTCATACGTGCTTGTATTTGACAACGCTGTGGTGAATGCGTTATTAACAACTATTCGTCTATATGCCCCAATATAATCTGTAATTTTCTTGAATTGCCCTGCACCAGATCCGGATGTTATATAAATGTTGCTATCTGTATAAAAATCGTTATTGGGGCTGGCTGAACTGTCAATCACATAAAACAAAGGATTACCACCAATCTGTATTTGATCAGCTGTGAATTGACCATCAAGAACAGCATTATAATTCGAACCGCGTTCCACAATTTTAATACGATCGATAGCTCCTGACACAGCATTGCCTTCAACTTGCGTATTTGAACCAACTGGCATGTAGTCGTCAGTTACAAATTTATCCCACACAGTGTTAGCAACACTATACATATATTTCCATACATATCCATCAGATGTTTGATAAAATTCATCACTTGGACTGGTTTCTGCAACATTAGGAGCCACTAAAGATGGGGTCTGGTCATTATTATCTATCACTTTGAACACATCGTGTTGTGCCGTTCCCTGCACAGCTACGTAAAAATTGGTGTTAACAACAACTTCGCTCGAATCATAACTATTGTATATCACATTAGCAGACCATTCGACTCGAGGTATTAACAACGAAACATCTGAATTGGACACCCTTTTTCCAAACACCATATTATTATAAGCATCGTACAAAGTTGTTTGATAACTATCGACAGGTGTAGGAATTGACCCATTTGCGTATGCTGTGTGTTTACCAGCGAACACATAATAAGCTGTATTTGATGACTCTGTAATTGATTCTTTTAATTGAGAAGCAATGTGAGTTTTGAGATGAGAAGGAAGCAGTGTCGTCATGTTATTATATCTATTGTTGTGTTGCTTGTTACGGTTAGATCAGCTGTTACATCATTGACAAAAGTTCCAAACAATTTTGTTCCAGCTACATGTATTACTTGCTTGAGAACATCCTTGTAAATATCAAAAGGCACCTTACTTCTGATATCATATGAAAAAGTTTGATAATAATCACCATCATGTAAATATTTATCATGGCTCGCAAAACCACCTGCTGATTTGTAAAATCCCCTACCTGTGCCCTGCGATTGTGTGTGAGTTTTTACGGTTATTGCTGTGCTTGTCTGATCATTAATGGCTGTTATTATTTCATCTTCAATATAACCAATTCCCGAATCTACAATCGAGGCGTTGACAATTGTTCCATTAGCCATGGTCACGTTAGCTGTCACTATACAATTGTTACCTATGTTAAGAGTGTCTTTGTCCTCAATCACTTTTGTTAAAGTGGCTTGAACACCTGAATCTGTTCCTAAAATAGCACTACCCTCAGTAAATGTGTCAAAGAATGTAAGTCTTTTAACATGAAGAACAGATGTATTTGAGTCTTCCTTTACAATCGCACGGCCTGTTATATCCAAAGTATTTAACGAAACCGAACCAACTACTGCATTAGCATTCGTTGATAGTGTTTTTATTTGGTACGAAGTTGTAAAAGATCCTGCAACGTTGACCAACGTTAGAGATCCGCTACCACCAACTCCAATCGAAGCTGAGTACAGATAACCAGTAGCAACATTTGCAGATCCGTTGCTCTGATATACATATTCACCAGGTGTTGCAGCTTCTGTATTACCACCATAAGACGAAACAGTTAATACAGTTGCTGGAGCAAAAGATGTTTGTTCGACAATTTCCCCTACAGTAAAGTTTCGAGGAGCCCCTGTCACTTCAAATATCCAGTCTCTTTTATCATAACCACCAGTTTTATTGTCATATATTTTAATAAATGGAGGTTTAGTATAGTTTTCACCACCGTCTAAACTGACGAGCGATTCAACAGACCCTATTATAAAATCATCTATGTCAAAACAATCGAGAAGTATTGCATCCTTATCACCACCAGGATATTTCCAAAAACCGTATCCCGGAAGAGGACCACGCAAATAATGTCCAGACTCATTCGTCAAACTAGCGGTCAAATCAATATTTGCCCCACCTAACGTGTTTGAAAGTTTGATTGAAGAACTATTAGCAAAACTAATATAATATGATGTATTAGCTATTAATCCCCCAACAGCTGTGTTACCAGACGCTACAACATATGTAACAGCAGCACCATATGAAAAATTGCTATTTGCCGACGGAATCAAAATTGTGTCACCTACAGAACTTACATCAGAAAGAGCATTGAATGAAGTGCAGGCAACACCAATTGGATATGCTGTATTTGAATTCAAAGCATCTAAAGTCATGTCCATGAAAGCAACGTTGCCAACATTCCTGTCTTTTAAAAATGTATAGTCGAGACGAACGCTTTCAGGATTACCTATATCACCCACATTAAATTGTGCTCCTGACCCCAAACCAATGTCTGTAATGTAAGAAATATAACCAAATTTCTTCATCACAACACCGTTAGCGGTATTTCTAATATAAGGTGCAGTAATCGTTAATGAAGTGTTGCTCGTTATTGTATTGATGTGATATCTAATTGTGTCTATTACAACAATATCACCGTTAGCTAATTCTCTATCAAACTCGGTGCCGTTTCCAGTTATCGATGTACTGTTATAAACTACGTTAACATTACCAAATAAAGATATCGGAGAACCGTGAATGTAATTTCCAGGGTATGCTTCATAATTGCTGTGTACGTTTATAACCCCGAGAGAAGTTGTGTTTGTTCCTATACAATTTCCTGTGGCTGTAGAATCTGTGTACACATCAATAACAGCTTGAACTGTATTACCAGACTTGTAAATCAATCCAGCTGAACCATTAGCAACATTACCTGAATGTGTCGAGACAAGTATTATTCCGTTGGTTGCACCAGGGCCCGATGTATCTACGTTGATAATTGTTCCGTTGCCTGCAAGCCAATTGTTAGCATAAAAACCATTAACAACATCACCAACATTGAACGTTCCCGTGGCTGTGTTAAATTCAATTGTGGCTAGCGGTTGACTTATAGTATCAAATATTTTAAAATTTGATGCGGGTGCTGTTTGTAAAACATCCATCGTTTTTTGTGACACTAACACTGCAGCAGTATTTGTGAATCCAAATCCGGACTCTACAAGAATAAATTTAACAATACCGGTTTCTGTTGAAATTTGCGATACTCTTAAAATACCTCCGCTACCTCGACCAGACACAATTCTTAGCTCATCACCAACACTAAAATTTTCACCGCCAGTTATCACATCAACACTAGTGAGCGATCCTAAAATCAACGGACTTCCTTCAATTATAGGATCAGACTGTATCGTCATTACCTCACCCGCAACAAAATTTCCTTGTACACCACTAAGATAAACAACGCTTATATGCCTACCTTGCGAACGTTTTGTGGTTATTGCTTCAACGAATGCAGTAGCTTGAGAGCTAGATCCAACAATTGTTTTGCCAACATAAATTCCAAGGTCCCTACTATTTTTTTTAACTTCGAGATAAACAGGTTTGTACCAACTACCGTCCGATAGTTTGAAAAGATCCTGTTTAGGATAATAAAGTGTGGGTGTTGCGTTGTAAATCGATCGAAAAAATATTTCATAACTTCTTTCAGATCCTTTCGATCTGTAGAAATCCATGATGTGTTTTACAAGAAATCTAGCATCTTCAACAGCAAGTTCATAGGGAAAATATTTTAGATATTTTTCTTTAAAATGAACAATGAAGCTGTCAATCGTTTTATCAACATCTCTGTACTCTAACAGGTTGCGTGAATAAAATAGAGGATTACCTGTTTGTTCAAGATACTTGTAATATTGTTTTACAAATTCAACAAAACTCGGTCCTTGCTCTTCATAGAACGATGGAAATTGATTCTTAACAAAGAAGGAAATTGTATCTTCAATGTTTCTCATTACTCACGTACTCTCTCAACATCGATTGATATGTCTTGTTCAGCTATCGTTAGCAAAATATTTTTTCTACAAAATATGTCTTTGTTTCGAGTAACAGCATAAAACTTAATTAATCCTCCAGGTGCATTTTGAGGATTGAAATTTGTAATTGTTGCTACACCAGTATCGTAATTGATTGAACCAATGTTTTTGACAACAACTGTAGAATTCCCAATCTTCGTCACAATATTTAAAAGACCTACACTGTCTTTGATATAACAAGTTTTTCCATTGTATGTGAAAGGTGAGGAATCGAATGTATGTTCTGCAAATGACGAATAAGTGTCACCAGTTGTATAGTATTCTGTAGATAGAGGAATATCAAAATTAATAGTGTAATTAGCAATAGTACCAAAATCTAATGTAGGAGCTGATAAAATTTTAACAGCTTTAATTGTTGTTTCATTACCAACAATTGACGTATCGGCTTCATCAATCGCTTTGCATAAATGACTATACCTTAACGTTGACTCAAAGTCATTGATGTTTGTTATGTTGAAATCGTTAATCGCAGCTTGGACGTTTGTTTGTATTTCTTCAGGCGTTTTTTGTGTAACGTTTACGTTGTAACGAACCAACGTATATACTTGAACATACATGAAATCGGGGTTTACAAAAACAGGCGTGATTGTCAAAGGAGTTTTTGTTTTTATAAAATCATTGTAAACACTTCTGTTTTTATCCGGTAAACCATCAGCACCTTGAATATCAACCGCTATGAATACTTTTCCGTATTGTGGAGGATCTTGATCTTCACCCCCATAGACATTAATTGCTTGAATTTCAGGAAACTGAACACGTAGAAGTGTTTTATAATCGTTCGCTGTCACAGCACGTTCTTGTGTAGCAACAGCACGCGGAGCATTGTAACGTATCGATTCAATCGACTCAACAACAGAACCACTAGCTGCCGCTGATACAGTTGTTACGCTGATATTATCATGCCCGTCTATCGCTCCATCAGCAACAAACGTTGAAGCACCGTTAGGTAGCTCACCACTCGAAATTCGATATTGAACTACTAAAGCAGAATTGTTCTTTGGTTTTCTTCCAAATATATCATCTCCAAACACGATTTCATATTGTTGATTTTCAGCTGGTTGTATGAAGTAGATAGTGGATTTGTTTGTTACACCGAACAATGATGATGCCTTCGAGTACGAAAGAATTGATGATCCACTATCTTCTACCACAGTGACTGATATACTCGATATATCTATTGTTGGATTCGATAGAACAAATCTTTGATTGGTTTGCTCAGCACTGAAAACAAACGTATCTGTTACATATGATCCTTCATACAACAACACATCTTTTGCACGATAAGTTGCATCATCATCTGGTGTATTAATTACTATATTTTCATTCGTGACGAACGAAAAGATTGAAGATCCTACACGAGATGTAAAACTCGTACCACGAGGAATTAAAACCGAAGAAACGGATTGTGATGGTGTTATGGCAATGTCCACTGTCGCACGAGCTGATGTATATGACCGGGGAAGATAATTCAATTCTTTTGCATGGGAAACAATACTATCTCTCAATTGGGCTGAATCAAGAAACATTTCACTAGCTACCATGTTTGTGTAAAACGAGTTTAGATATGTATTGTATGACAGCAAGTCAATTAACACGCTCATATTAGATCCTTCAAAATTATAATCTTTGAAGGATGAGTTATTTTTTAGATAATTCTTAAGATTTGATTTTAACGTCTCAAAATCCAAACCAATAAGATTAATATTCGTGCTTGATGACATTATCTTACCCTAGTTAAAATTAGATCGAGTGTCTGCGGATCAATACTATTTATCGTTGAAAAAGTAATAGTAACCGCAAATGCATTGAGATCAGGTTCACCTGAAACACTGACATCAATCAATTTTGCTCTTGGTTCAAAATTGCTTATAGCAAGCTCAATAAACGACTTGATTGATGCCTCAGTGCTGCTATCGAAATTTTCGAACAACATTTTTCGAACATCGCATCCAAAATCCTTGTTAAAAAATCTCTCTCCGCGATTTGTCAAAACAATGTTTCTTATTGAATTTTTCACTGCATCGACATTATCAACAGCACCTATATCACGAAATCCAAAATTGGGCTTAAACAAAGTATCGATGTCACTAAAATAAATTGGTTGTTTTTTTAATGGTGTGAAAGTATCTCTTTTAAGTACTAAAGCCACCTTATTCTCCTGGTTGTTTGATTATTTTGAAACCATGTTTATATTCGGCGCTTTGAATGTTATTTCTCCACCCGCATCTACAGTGTACGTACCATCAACTTTGATATTAACATTGCCTTTAATATAGACTGTTTTGTTTTTTACTACAATTTCATAATCATCCCCAACAACCTTTTCAACACGTCTACCATCCGGGTCTATCTCTCTATAAGATCCTGATCTATGATAGGTGTGGAGTCGTTCTCTGCTCGGTGTGTCATCGATTTCAAAAACATGACCAGATTCCGACCTAAAAACTTTATTATATGGATATTTTGCACCATATGCTGGCTGAGGTTCAGGTCCTTCTAACTGCTTATTTAGATTGTCAATTTCTCGAGCTTGCTCTGGAACATCATGGAGTTTGATATCTTTATTGGGTATACCAAACATTGTACCCAAATACACACGTTTCTGACCAGCCGAACCATCCATGAAAAAACCAAACACGGTCGAACCAACCTCTGGTCCTACAGGAGCTAAACCTACACGATTCATTGACGAGCTGACAATCGGAAGAAGAGGAATTGCCCATGGCAAGCTGCTAGTTGGTAACTCTTCAGTGTTTTGTGTGTTGTCAGCTCCTCCTGTCAAAACTCGAATCTGTACCCGTCCTAATTTCAAAGGATCATCTCTATTTTCAACTGTTCCTAAAAACCACTTAAATCCGCCATCGTTCATACATTAAATCCCATTTTTTGTAATCTCATAGCTGTATAATGAACAGGATTTGGATTTGGTGTTATCAAATGCCTCAAACCTGTAATTAAATACGTACCCGATATCTTTGCCTCATCTCCTTTACGTCCAGTCATACCCGAATTATCTTGGGTTTTCAACTTTAACGTTTCCCCTACTGTCAGCGTCGAATCCCCATACACTAATATATCAATACTAAACGTACTAAACAATAAATTGTAGGCGATTCTGTTTCCTAACGATTGCGGTAGTAAATCACTTACTAATGAAGTATCCTGTACATTGAAAAACGTTGTTGCTTTTTTCGAAACATTTTTAAACTCAGTAAAAAATTCTTGAGTGTTGAAAGGAGTCGCAAGTTTATCCGAAGCAACTATTTGACTTGCTTTTTTTGTAAAATCAAATACTACTTTGTCTACTTTTTTTGAAATAATATCAAAATTTTCCACAACGTTAGTTACAGCCCCTTGAAGATTGTTAACGGGATTTGCAATATTATTTTTTTCAAGGACAATAATGTTTCTAAACATCCTTGCTTTTTCATTTTTATCAGAAAAAAGTGATGAATTATCATAAGTAAATTCTTTAGATCCTCTTTTTGTATATAACAACGATTCTATTGTCCTGAAATGAAATCCATATTGATTTTCATAAAAAACATAAGAGGAATTTGGAACTTCAGCACTAACAGCACGATTTTTTAAAAAATCAATTGCTTGAAAAGCATATAAATTTGGTATTGTTATTGGTACAAGACCTTTTGTTTTTTCAGTAAACACGTTCTTATTTGTTTTAATATATCTCCCAAGAAGCTCGGAAACAATGTCTTCAACAGGAAGCTTAAAATAAGTGTTTATTTTACCAACTGTTGCTGCTGTTATTGACTCAGAAGAAACTCCCTGTAATAGGTAAATCGATGTTTTGTCTGTTGTTTCATCTTTTTTATCTTTCATTTTAAAAACATCAAACTTGTATGTTGTTATGTCATCAACACCAAACGTCTTATATGATATTTCAATTGTTTCTTCACCATTAATCGGAAAAGTGCTCCACAAATCAATACCATCTTCAACAAGCATTTCACAAAAAACAGTAGGCGTGTAGAGATTCTCAAAAATACTTATATTTTTTAGTTGAGGAGATATGTCTAGCTGGGCTCCGTTAGCCTTGCTTTTTAACAACGCTTTGTAAAATTTTACATTACCAGGCAATACTTGTGGCATTTTAAATCAGCATGCCTTTCATCTCTAATTC